CTCAATTTCTAACCGGAGAAGCTTAGCAATCCACCCAACCCCAACAAAACAAACAACAAACAAACCAACCAAAGCGAACATGACCCGTCCCTCTCCGCGGCAGCACCACAGTGTTGTCTGCCGCAACAAGCGCAACCGCGCGGAGAGGGACCGCGACTCCAAAAGCACAACCCCGCGTATCGAGACCTATGCTGGTCCGGATTACGTAGCTGCCGACCTGAAAGGACGGATGAAGGTTGTAGCTGAGCGCGACGTCAAAATTGTTGTACCGCATGATTTCGGTGAGGGAAAGTTTTCTTATGAAGATGCTCCTAACCCAGTGAACCAACTGGGTCCCATCCACCAATCGTGTGTCCCGTTAGTCACAAGCAATGACTACGACTCTTTCCTTGCCGCCTTTAACAAAAGGTCCAACTTCATGCAAGAGAAAGAGGGTGACGACATAACCGACCAAGCGCTCAGTGAAGCGCTCAAAATCATCCAGGAAATTCCTGATGGTCTGTTCCCCATCTGGGAGGAAAATGACCTCGACCGCGACAATTGGTTGAGCAAATTTGATCCCGCCAAACAAGCTCGCATGACCCAAGCCTACGGTGAAATAGTAGGCGAGTCTGCAGACCGACTCGGTACCAAAGACCTCTCCGTAAAGCAAGAGGTTCTTATCAAACGGGACGACCCTACATGGGCTCCCCGCGTTATTTACGCAGGTACCGACACATTCAATGCTATCACAGGCCCAGCGTCCTGTGTCGTCATGCAACGGTTGATCCATCTCACCCGTGATCTCCATACGCCTATCGGCCCCGCAAAGGTTGAATTCGCGTATAAGACCACTGATGTTGATCTTTGCCGTTTCCTTTTCGACGACGACACCCTCAAAGAGACCATCGAGGGTGACTTTAGCAGAAATGATCGGGAACAGCGCAGCCGCGTCGCGTTAATCTACGACGCATGGTTAGCTAAGCTTGCAATGCCAGGGTGGTTCCGCACCCTGATGATGGACCTGGAACACTACAAAGTCCAGAACATGCGGTTTGGTTTCAGAGCGCAGTTAGCCTTCCAACTCGCCACCGGTACCACTTCTACCACCCCCCGGAATTCAACGTACAACGCTACGATGTTCGCTGTCGCTCTTCGTCGTCAGCAGCGTGTGGCACGTGCGGTAATTCTGGGTGACGACCTCCTCGCGCGCGTAGACAAGCGCTTGAACCTCGATCTTTGGGTGAAGACAGTGGCCGACTTCAAGATGGTGTTGAAGGCTAAGGCCCCCCGTGCTGATGGAGAAGCAACCTTCCTCAGCAGACGCATTTTGCGTGAAGTGAGCATACCATGTATGATCCCACTCCTTGGTAAAATGCTCGTCCGATTTAACATACGCGCTTCAGCTGGCAACATGTCTGATAGCGCGTACATGGCTGGCAAGGCACTATCGTACGCATATGAGTGCCGCCATGTTCCGTTTATTCGCGACTTCTTTTTGAAGAGATTCAATATGGAAGACGATAAGACGGAAGTGTTAATGCAGGATCTAACTTGGTTCGCCCGTTCGTCTGGACTTAAAACTCTGGATGACATTGTCAAGGCGATAAAGTGTGAAACTGTGACCGTGGA